CTCTCCTCAACTTTGTCAACGAACGATGCCGTTAACTCCTCAAGGGTCGTAATGCTTTGCGTTTGTGTTTCTGCTTCTGTTGTAGCCGGAGCCTCGCTAATAACTGTATCTGCCATATTTTCTCTGCGTTTGGGAAGTTCGCACTCTTGCGTTTTCTGCGAGTCGTTATGACCCGCCAGTTGCAATTATGACACCCCGCCAAGAAAAATTTTCAGGCAGTTTTAAATATGTCCCAATAGTCCCGATACTTTTCGTGCTTGGCTTCCGAATTTGGATTGTGCGGATACATCGCAACTACAGTTGAGCCTTCAAGTGCCAGGCATGGAATCAGATACCATAGTTCAATATCAGCACAGTAAACTGCCACTACATCAACTTTGTCGCAGTCAATGGCGGTGCTAATTCCAGTAGTACAAGTAACTTTATACCGTCCTAAACCTTTATTTTTTTTGCAGAACTGTTTTTGGCTTGTCCCTTTTACCTGAACATTAAATTTTCTTCCGGAAGAATTTAAAACAATACAATCTTGCGGGTGATAATCCCCAAGGGGGGTGAATACTTCTAAACCGTGTTTTAGGGCTTCGGTAAAAAATACCTGTTCCCATATATATCCCTTACGGCGAGTGTTCTTCTTCATCTTCGAGGTCTATATCGGATTCAAACCCGACCACCTCTTCATCCATCCATTCCTCTACATCGGTTAAAGCAATCTGTGCCATCTCCTGGTCATCAATGTCTGACTCTTCAAGCCAGCGATTCAGTAAGGCCCGATGCTCGTTTTTAAACTGCTGGTGGGGTGTCAGTTTCGGCATTGTCTAAACTTTCAATTATTCGAGTTAACCCAGCAATCTCACCGCTAAGGCGGGCGAGTTTTTGCGGATTATCGACATGGGTGTAATCCTGAAAATCAACCAGACACATATCCCGCTGTTCTTTAATAAAATCCTTTACGACCTGAAACTCGGTTTGATCTCCAAGTCCAGCAATAGCATCTCCTAAAGTCATTTGCGTTTTTTTGCAGTCTTGGCCGCTTTTTTAAATGCATTGGCAGACGGTGCGCCTTTTGCTCCGGGCTTTCTCATTCGTTCCTTCGATCCCGCTTTTATTCGTGCCTTCTTCTTTGCAATATTTCTGTATAAACTCATTTTACCATTTCACTTTGTTAGCCCAGTAGGCGGCTGATGTTTTTCCTCTTGCGATATTTTTACCATGACGGGCTTTAAAAGATGCCCGTTTATTCTTCATTGCTGAACTCTCACCCTTTTTCGGTTTGCCTGCAGTCTTTGCACCCTGTTGGCCGAATCGAATCATTTTATCCTTTCCATCATCTTTAACTAAAACCACATGGGACTTAGTCGGATGGCTGGGAGTTCGCTTCGGTTTTGAATATCCGGCGAATGTAACTCCTCGGTAAACCTTACTCATTTTTTAGCTTTTGCTTTTGCTGTTTTGCTTAGTTCTCTAAAATGAAATAATTTTACACTAGTGCTAGTATGTCTTTTATTTGTATGTACACTGCCATTTGGCATTTTGTGCATACTGCCTTTGTGTTCAGATCCGTCTCTTTTGTAATGCTTAACACCCTTCATTAATATTTCTTTTTAGTTTTTTTCTTTTTAGGCAGTTTAATTTTAGTATATGGCATAGTATTTTTCCTTTCTGTTAAGCGGCCATTGAAGTACCAGGCACATTTCCGGGGGCAGTACCTAGCTGACCAATTAGTGCGTTTTTTTGTTGAGTCTGCATCATTTCGAGCTGACCCGCATAGGTCTGAAGCCTCTTTGCAAAGTTTTCATCCTCTTGCATCCTTTGTACAACATCGGTTGCGGGCACTTCTGGAGTTCCTTGGAGGTACTCTTGGAGTTTCTGTAAACGAAGTTGAGAATTTACACCCTGTTGCGGTACATTGACTACTTGTCCCGATGCAATCTTGGCGATGTCAGATGAAGTTTCCTGAATCTCCTTGTCGGTTGCCTCTTCGGCTGGGGCGATCAATTGACCGGCAAGGTTTGGATCGATTGCTTCGATTACTTTACGAAGATAAACATCGAAACGGGCTTGCCCAGATCGGTCGTACTGCGACATTAATTTACCCACTGTATCCAATTTCTGAAGAACCTTTTCCTCGTCTTGGTTCATGCTGTTCCATGTGATATTAAAATCGTAGACCTCGGCTGTCTCATCGAGCATGAGTTGAGCGCCCTGTTCGTTATTCGTGACTCTAAACCATATCTGCGGTCCGCCGTAGGTTCTGTCCAAGCACCATACACGATTTAAAATTTGTTTAAACCCATTGAGCCATTGGTTAACCAAGTGCTGTCTAATGCTGTTTGCTTCAACTGCGTCCTCGGCGGATGTTGCTCGACCGGTGATCTTGTTGGCGAGTTGGCGGATTTGCATCTCCACTTCCATTGATGCCGGTGAATAGCGGGGGATTTCTACGAATCCAAACTCTCCACGGCGGCGGACTGGAATCTGCGCACCCGGTCCGATCCGTTCGGGCTTGCGGCCAACGACATATTCTGCGGCTGGCATGGTACTCATTGATGCACGGTCGCGCCGCGTGTCCATCTCGATTTTGGCCGCAATCTGATAACTCTTTAAAAGCTCGGGATAACCTCGGGAATCAAGTAATCTGTGATTTAAGTTCTCGCGGGTAATGCAGACAAAGGGATAACGACCTTCATCGTATTCCATCGGGGAATGTAAACCATGCCCATCCGCCTCGTCAGCCCAGCAAGTAATCGTGCAAATTGGTACATCGTCTTCATCAAGTTCCTTACGGTAAGTTGTAATTACCCGAACCATACCCTCGTAATTCTGTGTGCCGTAAAAGTTGCCGGAGTCGTAAGACATGAGGTCGGTCGAATAACTTTCATCCGAATAAAAGCCTTTGCTGTTTTCCAGTACCTCTTCGATCCACTTTTTATCCCATCCCTCGTTGACTTTCTGCATGAGTGCTTCGGGGCTGTAATAGTGGATGCAGTGAATGCTTCTGGCGGATTCTAAATCAATTACATTCGAGTCGATGATTATTTCTCTGCCTAGTTCGTAAGCTTTAATGGCTGGGCGATTGACTACCGCTTTTTCAGTCGGAATCTTTGATACTCCATTCTTACGAAGCTCATTAATCATCTTCCTGACTCTTCGCTTTTTAAGATTGGGAAATAGCGGGAATAGCATTTCTTCAACTCCCTCCTTCATCTCGGGATCTTGAATAGCCATTGCAAGCTCGGGACTCATTTGGGCGATTTCATCGAGTGATATATCTTTAAATACTCTTGTGGTTTCCCGCTTCCAGTAAGTGCCGAAAAAAGTAATTCCGTTCTGCAAGAGGTAGTTTGCTCCAATGGCGGCCTCCCTCGGGAGTTCCGTCATTGAATTCATCCGCCACTTTAAAAACTCGCTCACCATCTTCGCACTGCCAATGTCGGAACTCTCCACGGGAGCGGCTACCAAGTTGGCCTGTGATAACGATTGAGAAAGGAGGGCGATATCTCCGTCAATTAGAGGCGATATGAGATTCGCTTCGAGATCACTTGCCCCGTCCCACGGGAAAGCCTCCGGCCCGTTCTTCTTGCCGGACTCATCCTTGCCCGCCCATTCGTTAAATCGACATTCCCTACCCTGTTCGGCTTTATCCATCCAAAAGGACAAGTCAGCTTTCGCATCATCGAACTCCTTTTTGATGGCATCTACATCCGGCCCTTTTTCGCTAAATTCCTGAATTTCCATTATTAACCCCACATTCTAACATTATTAATTTAAGTTTTTTCAGTGCCTCTTTTTCGACTCTGTGGACTGCCACGATTGGCACTCCAATAAATTCGCTGATTTCTTTAAGAGTATGCGTTTTCGGGTCTCTTCGGCTATCCATTGCCGCCAATCCCTCTTCGACCACCATTTCTCGGAGCATGGCATCGATCCTCGCTTCCTGTTGATCATATGATTCTGTAGAGATCATCATCGACCTTTTTTACGCGGACTGGGCTTTTGGGTGGATGGTTTGCCTCCGGTCGTTTCACGCACCTTGCCACTCCTTCCCGATCCGTAAATTCAATGAGCATGAGGCGGGGGTTGGGGACGAGTTTAAGAACCTTCGCATTTTCCACCATCTCCTCGGGGACCGGTAATTTCACTTCCCCATCCGAATCCTCAGACCAAATTTTCTGACAGCTTGAACGAGGGATGCCCACCCCTTTGCTCACTTTCGGCCAGCTTAACCCAGTTTTACGCAAAATAACCACCTGGTCCCTCTGCATTTTACTCCACTTCTTGCTCACTCCCATAATTAATACCCTCCGCTTGACGGGGTTGACATCATTTCTTCCTCGCTGAAATATTCGAAGTTCCCGATGCAAAAATATCTACATACATCAACATAATCTTTTGGGGCGGCCTTCAAATCACCAGGCACATAAGCTTGCATACAACTTATGAGATTTTGGCATTCGTCCGAAAACATTAATTTAGGCTTGTTATGCAAATCCATCGGTTTATCGCGGTCCCATGCTAAAAGATTATTGATTGCCTGAAGACCGGTTTCGATGTCGAGGGCTTCCGCCGGCTGAACGATGATATCTTCATCCATTAAATCGTCTATGATGTTAGAAGATCCTTCTGCCTTCTGATAACTCGCCGCCCCTAACCTCGGGTCGATTATCCGAATTATTTCACTATCGCCACACATCTTTTCCATGCGGCGGATTTCATCGGCATAATCCCTTAATCCGTACCCGTTCGGTTGGGCGGCCTCGCCGGCTGATAATTTATCTTTGGTTAAGTCTATCCAACCTCCCCATGTGTCGAAGTCGGGAAATTCTTTGACCGCCCAGGCTACCCCGTGAGGGTCGATTGCAAAGAGGACCATAGTCCACGGTTTCGCGCCCGCCGGATCGATTGACATTACCCAGTTTGCTTCGGAGAAATCGGGGAGCTTTTCAGCCTGTACGAAGTTCTTGTCGGTAAGATTGGGAAAGATTGCCCGACTTTGACGCACAGGGACTCCATAGGCCCGACAGAGAATTGTTTCCCGCTTCTCCCCCTCCAATTGATTCTTCATCGCCGCCCAACCGCCAAAGGGATTCGCCTCTGTGTGGAAATAAACCACTGAAGACGCTTTGCGGATGGGCTGTTGAACGAGGGGGACTTCTTCGCCGTCTAGGAGGTCCG